TGGGCACTACCATAATAATATAGTAACCAACTAATATACCAGAATCACGAACTGTAGCTACCTTAAGAATCCCACTATCCTCTAGAGTGTAATAACGATCCCAGTCTGGGACTAAAGATATCTTATCCTTATACATAGCTATTTCATGGTAGTGTTCAACCAACATAGGTCTAAGTTCTTCTTCAATTTTAGATAGCTTTTCTTCTTGATATGTAATCATTAAAATCCTATACGTTAGTGGCTGAGCTAGATATAATAGACCACCCTAGAATCTTTAAATCCTTTAGTGGTTCAGACTTAAGTAGTAGAGATAATACCTTACCCTTACCCCTAAGTTTATTCTTAGTTGATATAACTTTAAATCCAGTGTCAAAAGTATCAGAAGCATCTTGTGGGATAAACACCCTCTTGTACCTGTATGCTTGGAATTCCTTACCAAACCTACCAGACGTTGGAGAGTTAGCCCATTCCCATTGAGCCTGTACTTTACAGGACGATTCATTATCTGGAAATAAATCTCCATTTATATCGGCGGTAAAACCATCCTCAGTCCTCTCAAAATGGAATGTTACATACGGTACTTGTTTATATCTTTGGAAATCTCCACCGCCATTATAACCAGTGAGGATAAAAGCGGGAGCATCAATACCAGTCCCGTCGAACGTCTTCCAGTCTACGAATGTACCATCTCTAAATTTAGACAGTGTGTACTCTATCGTGGGCGAGGATTTAGTTACTGTTACGTATAATATCTCCCTCAACCCGTCCTGACGTACAGAAGAAGTGAATTGCACAGGGTTTGTTAGATGAACTACAGAGTCCGGTCCATTAATAACTAGACTAATAACTTCACCCACTTTAAAGGAAGGTACCTCTACAGGTGCTACTAGATTAGGTTTACCTAATGCTGTACCAGGTATTGTGTTAATATAGAATGCCGAGAGGTTTATATCCAACACTATCTCTATAGTATCATTATCATCCCCAATCCTATTACCGTGTAGCCACCTAACCCTTCGCTCGAATGTATCAAAGTTACCTTGTACACTTAGTTTATCTAAATCTGAGATATTATCATATAGTGTTTGTATGGTTGTATTAGTTAGGTTTAATGCTGTTAATGTGCCAATCTCATTACTTGCTATCTGGTATATACCGTCATCACCCCAATACATTATAGAGTTATCAACTTGTACAACAGAGTTCCCATTAGTACATCCGTGATTAGTAATCTTAACAACCTTGCTCTCTAATGCTGTGAAATTAAAATCATTACCACCAACTACAGCCCATACACCATTCTCAGCTACAACAATAAGACTAGAGCCTATGTTTACTAATTTCTTAAGACCAAACGCCCCGTCTAGACGAATGAAACCACCATCTGTATCTAGAAGGTCTGGACTCTCTTTAGAGGTTGGGTCTCCTGTCTGATGGCAAACGCCTAAATCAGCTGTAGATTCCACCAACTTACTAAAAGTTAAGTAAGAGGACAACTTGGGGGAATGCTTATCCCCAGACACTACATTACCAGAAAAACCACCGTACCAAGCCCTGCCTGCAAACTCAGCCACTAATGTAGCTCCATCTGGAGTTTTATCTAATTTCAACTCAGTAACTAAGTTTTGGATATACGTGTGGTCTACCTCTAGTTTATTTATTTCGGATAACCTGCTGGTTCCCCTATCTAACAAATCTATTATGAAGTATCCTTTAGGGCTTTCAAAATTACCCCTTGCGGAATCCCTAGCTACATCGGGGAAAAATCTTTCAGTAAATCTGTCAACTTGGCTGGTTTCATCTGGGAAGAGGGCAGAAGTTACTGAGTCTGAATTTGAAGGAAACTCTTCTGCCTCTTCCCCCTCACCACTAGACATAGTAAATATACGTATTGGGTCGAATACAGCGCCCGGACCAGTCTCCCCTGAACTTTGGAACTTATCCTCACCGTCAAGTCTAGGTAATGCATACGTAGAATTTCTGAGGTTATATGTGTGGTTTTGGGTCTGGTCATCCCTACTCACCCTCTTGCCTATATTACTCAATTCTCTTAAGTCTAAACCCCCAATGACGTCTTCAACGCCAAACAGGTCTCTTATTTTTATTCTGAAAGAGTCTTCTGTTATAACTCCATCTAGATAAGTGAACTTACTTATATCTCCCAAGCCTGAAGTGACTACTAAAATTCCATCTACGACGGTGGCGTTATAATTTATACCCACCTCCGAAGTAGTATACGTATGTGTATGAATTAAACTGCCGGAAACACTAGCCTTATTTGCATCAAAGAACTTTAATACGTTACCTGTTTGTATCACTACCAGTTTAATCTCGGGGTCTCCACCTGCGTTACCCCAGTTGAATGTGCTTATAGCTATTTCACCGGATATACCAACAGCAACCCCAGTCTCTACAAGTGTGTGGCTATCTTCAAAGTCCATCCCCAATCTTCGTTGTGTTGTACCATCTTTATTAAGGGAGAAGTTATTAATGTCTATGGCGGCATTAGCGGGGAAAGTTAAGGGGCTTGCCTCAGTAATTAAACCACCAACGAAAGTATTAAACTCGCTTGCTTGACTCTGCCTTGCCATTCTTATCACCGCCCTTTGAACTTAGGTGTTGGTCTATAGCCTTCTCAGCAAATACAGATTTTGTGTAGCTACCACGTAAGTTAAGGGGTACACTACCCTTACCTTTAGGTTTAATAAGCATCATACCAAAAGTGCCATCACCTTCTATATTAAATCCTTTATATTCCATATGCTATCTATCCTCTCTTCTAAATGTTACATCTTTAAATTTACGTGTTCTTCTACCGTAGTTGGGATACTGAATGCCACCATTAACTCTCCAAGCTTTTCTTGATAGCCATCTCTGCTGTCTCGAAGCTTCCTGCTCAGCCTTAATATCCTGCACCTGCTTGAGTTTGAGCATAGCCCTACTCTTAGCTTCCTCTAGGAGAGCCGTGAAGGCTTCCGCTGGTAAGTCTGGTATGAATTCGTCTACTGCATCCCAAGACGGTATGACATAGGCCTGCGCTTGTATCTTAGACTTCTGTATTGTTGTATCTACTTCATTATCGTAAGAATCAAAAATTATAGTGTCATCATCAAAAGATGTGTAGTAGGTAGGGGCCAAATCATTTCGTATTAACAACTCCACTCCAGTTGGGTCTGTTATTACATCAATATCAGAGTTGTCATTATTACGCCTGTTAAGCACCCGTAAGAAATCATCCGGCTCTAACCATCTTATAGGCAAGTATAACTTCCTAGTCTCCCCTAATTTTATCTTATTGTAGTTAATGAAAACAAGTTCTTTAATATTTTCTTGTACTCTGGCATGTGTAGGCAAAGCGCTGTCACCAAAGGAGTCTATCTGTATAGCTTGTCTAGTATGGGGCCAGTTACGATTACTCATCAAGGCAAAGAACGTTGACTTTATTATCTGAGCCACTTGTGCAGCTTCAAATGTCTCATCAATACTATTTACTTCATCACCATCCATGTCGTTTAAAATATCTTGAACCATATCAAGTAATGTTAATTTCATATTAAGCCCTTATTCTTTGTAAATCAAACACACTATCACGAAGTGTAATATTTGTATTGCCAGTGCTGGCAAAAGACAACCCGATTACATCCCCAGTTACAAATGAACCTACCCCAAAACCTGATACAGTGACAATATCATTTGCATTTTTCTGTGCTGTTTGTACTACGGCTGAACCTGGAGCTGCTGCTACACCGTTTACATTTATGTCCATAGCTACTATGGGGCTGCCCGCAGAGTCAGAGGATAAAGATACCCATGCAGTAATTCTATATATTCCATCCGCAGGAATTACAAAATGGCTTGTCCCATCAAAAGTTGCTCCACCAGTCACGAAGGCTTCATTAAAATTACTTGTTACGTCTGTGAAAGAGGCTGGAGTGTGTGTGTCACCTGCTGTTAAGGCCACTATAATAGATTGGTTAACTAAGTCAAGCCTACCCATAACCGTGTCTTGTACTTGTTTCCAAGTTACAGTGCCATCACCATCTGACACAGGGAGAGAGTCTATCAAAGCTGCTGATTGGCCCTCTAATTTTGGAAACTGATGTGTACCACTGCCAAGTCCATCTGCGGTGTATACTTGACCAGATGTGGCTGAACTTATACCCTTAGGTTCATGTAACCCAGCTTCGGGTATATCTTTATGTTCTATATTAGCAATAATATTTCTCCCAATAAAAAAGGGCCAGCCAGTTTTTAGCCGACCGACCCCTATCAGAATATACTAGATTATACTACAATCTCAATATATTCAATTACCACTTCCATTTTACCAGCGGCAGTTTTAGTTGGTGTACTACCACCTAGTACAATAGCTACAGAAGTCTCAGCGGCAAGCATAGCTGCCCAAGTACCAGTTACAGTACCGAAGATATCATACAGACCCACTGCCTCAGCTTGAGCCTCCGATAACACGACTCCATTAGTTACTTCGGAAGATTCAGTACCCGTCAGGATAGTGGGGGTTGTACCCCCTAGTGCGAACGCCTCAGTAACCCTCACATAGGCGCCTGTTACAAGAGCACCTGCTGGTAACACAGGATCACCAAATAGTGCGACATCAATATCGGCACTGTCTACCTGAATAGATAGCTTGTTCATTGGACCTTCGGTTTTAAAGTTACCAGAGGTCTGTCCCGTAGGACGTTCCCCATAATGGTTACTTACACCTAGGCCGTTATTTGCTTCAAAACCCATTTATATTCTCCCTTAGAAGTTAGATGCAGAAGTGATGATAATGGCTAGCGTATCAAGACGCTGTGTACCAAAGCCCCACTTAGCTCGGACTACGAACTCATCACGAGCTCGATCTTTATTACGTTCGCCCTCTGCCTTAGGCATACGACGCCATGCACCCATAATAGGCTTAGTCTGGTCATCCAGAACACACATACATACGTTTGCTACCGCACCTGTTACCGCTGTAGTGCCATCACTAAAATCACCCGTAGCTAGACGGTTAGACTGAATGATGTCAAAGCTGTATAGATTCATTAAGAAGCGTTGACCACGGGCCAAACCTTCTTGAAGGATCTTCTCACCAAAAGGAGTTACATCATGTGTAATGGTAACTAGGCCGTTTAAAGTTGCCTCTACCACTGGGTCACAGATAAAGATACGGCCTTCACCCGGTACATTGGCTTTATCAAAAGCAATACGTGCAGAGATAAGTTGTGATAGGGCAAAGACATTACCTGATTCAGTAGAAGAGATGCGGTGTGGGAAACCATTGATGGTATTTGCATTAGCATCTGTCTGTGAGGTATTAGCCACTGATAAGAAACGAGTCTCATGATTCTCTTGAATAGCTCGAGTTGATTCAGCAGCGCGTTCTGCCATGAGCGTATCAATAGAAGCACCATCTTCACGTAAGTCATCAGTCACATACCAAGCATCACCAACATAATCAGTAATGGTAAGTAACACTTCACCAGTTTCAATTGGGTTGTAGACCAATGGAGTATCCTCTGCTGCCTCTTGTAAAGTGACAGAGCCTACAGTTTTAATGTGTAAAGTATCACCTGACATGAAGTCTGTGACATTACGATAGAACGTGTCGGGCAACAGCCCATCGTGCAAATTTAATAGAATGAATGAGCTGTATTGCTCTGCCTCTATAAAAGCACGGGTATTCGTAGTTAATTGCATTATTTAATCCTATGCTGTGATATCATGCTTGCGGTAAACCTCTTCCTTAATCTTACGCATATACTCAGCTTGTTCCCTAGAGGTAGCTCCCGATAGGACACTCTTCTCTGGACGTTGTAAAGGCTCATGCTCTACTTTATCCGCTGGAATATAAAAGCTGTTAGTTGTAGTTGAAGAAGAACCTACCTTTTCTCCAAACAGGGCTAGTACCGCTGCTGGATTCTTTTTAGATAGTTCGCCAATTTCCGAAGGCTTCATCCCAAGTTCAGCTGCTCGTTTAGCAACCTCAGCTTGTGCGTTAGCTCCATACTTATTGACTAGTGCTTTATTTACTTGGTCAGAGTTGGCCTTGTGTGTATCTTCAGTAGAACGCTGGAATAATACACCGGCTACAATGTCCTGTATTTGCTGCTCTCCAAGGGGCTCTGCGGTAGCAGGTGTTTCTTGAGGGGTAGCTTGCTTATCTATGATGTCTTGCACTTTTTGTCCAGCCTCTAGCTTCGCTTGTAGTTCACTAATTACCTGCTCTTGTTGGGACATCTTGTCCTTTAACTCAGGTATGTATTGTTGCGAATGCTGTAAGGCTTCAATAGCTTTTTCTACAGTATCATATTTAGGCGCACCATCACTATTCTTAATTGCCGCAAGCTGGTCAGCAAAGAGGTCATTAGGAGTTTCTGTTGGTGTGGTTTGGTCAGGGGTTTCCTGAGGCTTATTTACTTGTTCATCATTAAAGAGCTGGTCAGCCATTTAAATTCCTTATTAGTTTTAATTGGTAGGTGAGGAGAGACTCGAACTCTCAACATTTGCATTCTAAGTGCAACGCGTCTACCAATTGCGCCACTCACCTATTTAATTGGTCAGGGAGGTAGGGCTCGAACCTACATAACCTCGGTTCCAAACCGAGTAGACAGCCAATTGTCACCACACCCTGATAAAGATTTACGCAGTAAGGAGAACAATATCTTCCTATATACTACTAAAAGTATTCCCTAGTGTCTATATTAATAGAAATAGTTAATAATGATATTTCTTATTAATGTAAATATCTAGGAGTTATCTAATATAATTCTTATATATACTTATATATACTCTTTTTTTAGAGTTTTCCCTGCAAATTATATGAAAATAATTAAATTAATTTTCAATTAAAGAGATAATATCATTAAGAGCGCGGGTATATCCTGTTAAATCTGCTTGCTTATAGGCCCAGTTAGGGCACTCATATCCCTCCTTGGAGCGTGCTGTTCTGTAAGCCTCTTCCTCTTTATCCTTTAATAGTTTAGTAAGGCGCTTACGCATGTTAGTAGAGCCTGTAAAGAAACCTCTCATCTCTTTAGCAGCGTCCGACTCTAGACCTTGTACCCAAGACTTCTTCATTATGCTGGTGGCTCCTGTTGCTCTTCAACTATCATTTGTTCTTGAGCTGCACGAACTAAGCGTTCAGTCTCCATCTGCTCTGTAAGAGCTATGTTGGGCTGGAATATTCCAAGCTTCTCTACGTTAAGGCTAGCTGCAAATGCCTTCGCCAGAGCCTTCCCAGATACGTGTTGTTGGATAAACTGAAAGATAGTAGAGTTAGCCAGGTTAGCAAAGTCTTGTACAAACTTAGCTTGCTCCGCAAAATGCCTAGCACCAACTGGGCGTATAATACCATCACCTACCAAATCAGCTTTGGAAATATCTACAAATATAGTAGCCTCTAATTCACTATCAAGAATACCAATACTCTCAATCTCTTGTAGGTTACGATGAGCAGACTCCAGCATATCATTAAGAAGGGGCTCTAATAATAACAGTTCGAATGTAGTAATTTTCTCTTGAAATATTCTACCTGCTGCCGATGCCAACTGGTCTACTTCGAATGCAGTCTTCTCTCCGGGGCTACGTATACCCATAGCCTCCCTAGGAGCGCCAGCATACAGCTCCATCTTATCTTCTAATAGTGAGATATCATTTGAAGCTTGTATAAGTCCTGCTAGGCTCTTAGAGACTTCTTGAACATCACCTTGTTCATCTATATGAATCTCTGCTCCTGGCCCCCATTCAAATTCTTCTACCTCACCAATAATCTTAAGTGGTGGATGAACAATTAAATCGGCAGCATCAGCCTTTAGATTCTCTAAATGGTCGATACGATATTGCATACCTACTAGATTATCTAGTGGCCCCATAGCATATAAGTTATCCGGGCGTAATCGCCACCCTACGTGACGTATAGGGGCTTTACCTGAATAGGTAGGTATCTCTATATCCCGCACCATAGTAGTTCTGTCTACGATGGTTATAAGTCTATTAGTAGTAAGTTCACCTGTGTGTTGGTCATGGAAATCCCCATAGAATTCTAGAATCTCTACAAAATCTGATTGTAGATACTCATACATACTTCCAAAACCATCTACACTATATCCTACAGCCTTATCAAAATCCTCTATACTAAAGCCGCCCATCGTAGATTGAATCATCTTACGCTTATCTATAGCATCAAGCCAAAAGGCTTGGTCTGGGTCTTGGGCAGCCAATAATTTTAATTCACCAAGAGTTTTAATACTACGTACAATTTTAAAACTATCTTCAAAAGAAGAGGCTAAAGGATTAAAGACAATATCTAAAGGGCTTATGCGATGTGCTCTTGGCCCCATATAATCAATTACCTTATCTCCGGCAGCATTAAGTTTAAATTTAGTATCAAAACTTGGCATACTAAATACGTTGCCAAAGTCTATATAGTCATATACTAGTTTACTAACCTCAGCTCTAAAACCACTACGCCTAGTTTTATTAGCCATGTAGCCTTCAATTACTCTTGCCCTTTCCTTCTTATTAGAATCTTTAGAAAAGGCTTCCCACTGTAACCAATCCTCATTAGGGAATAATGCAGTCATATAATTAGAGTGCAGATTATCCCTTATCTGACATAATTTAGGGAGAGTTGTAGAATTCTTCCACGGTAGAGATCTATTGCTAGTCGTAGTTGTATCTGTTGCAAATATATAATTACGAAGTTCACTTTTCTCGTTAATCCACTCCCTGCGTTGACTATTAAATTTATTCCACAGGCCTGTGACCCATGCTGATGGATTATCCCTATCTAATAGGGACACTAATTCTGCTACACTCGTACTCAAAATGGAACTCCTCCGAAACGACTGGTTGCTTTAGTTTGTGTGAAGAAGTCCTTCACTTTAGATGATGCACTCTTAGCGGGTGCTATTGCAATTTCTACAGCTGAAGCTAAGGCATCCTTAACATCATCATGAGCTGGACGACCCAGTATTAATTCTTCCTCTAGTATATTAGTCCAACCACCCTCTTGATGCCACATCTGTAAATTATCATATAGGTGTTCTAATGCAGAAGCTATACGCTCTTCTTTAGTTCCCTCTGCTCTTGATGGCCTAAACTCATCAACAGAAAGCCTGAGACCATCCCTACGTACATAATCTTTGATACTGTTAACAATTACTTTCTGGGCAACTGAGACCTCTGCACGTAGCTTATTAAAACGCCACTTAGAATGTAGTGCAGAAACATGCTTAAAATATTCAATAGTTTTATCAGTCTTGAATCGGTCAATATCTAACACATAGTAATTACTATCACAATCAATACCTACTACCACGATAGCTGTAAAGTCAGCAGCCTTAGATAAGCTGAATGCAAAGTCAACTGCTGCGTATATATTAAGTTTACGGCCATTATAGAACCACTTACTACCCTCCTTAACTAGATGTCTTGGATTATAGTACTGGAACTTATCTCTATTAATACGATCGCTTCCAGGGTCATTGGGGTCATTATAATACTGTGAAAAGAACTGCACACGATCGCTATACTCACCTCTGATTCGAGATAAGGTCTGTAGGTCAAACCCAAAGGCCTTACCATCCGTACGTATAGCACGGGGCCATATAAAGATATTATCTACTTCCACTACAAACTCTTTAATATCCCATATAGCACTTTGGTCTATCTTAATGCCCTCATCATCAAATACATCATACACTTGATTTTTCCAAGTATCGTATACATCATTAGGATGATAACGAGTCCCGCAGGCCATTGTAAATCCACCGGGATTACGTATAGACGTAAACTGTGAAGCTTTCTTAGATACACTAGTACGCCCCTCTTCTGTATAGGCATTCTCTGGTATTACTAAATCATCCCCTACAACGATGTCTGCATGCCAACCAGTTGTATTAGTAGTAAGGCCAGCAGTTGCTATAGTAGCATCTCGTATAGCTTCCTGCTTACGTTTAACGTGGTCTATTGATAACTTAGTCTGGCTCCACTTTTCTCGCTTACCCTCCTGAGGATTTATATACTCTGGAAAGTATCGTTGGTATAGAGTGGAACCTAAGATATTCTGTATGGCAAATAATTGTGTCTGTGCTAACTCTGCTGTTGCTGATACATATAACATGGTGACTTCAGGTTGTCTTGTTATAACCCAAGCACACCACGTAGCTACCATATGACTCTTTAAGTGGGCTCGGGGCAGCATAATAAGCTTATTACTAGTTAGAGATTCTCCTTGTCCATATAAAGTGTACTCTTGCATCCACCTAAATATCTCTCTATGGACATCCCCGTACATATACCCTGGGTTTACTAGACGGGCAAAGAATTCTAAATCCACCAAAGCACGCTCTCTAACATCGAGAGCAGCTTGTGGCATCAGTTTAATCTTCTTCTGTGCAGCTATTAACCAATCTTCCATTACTTAACCTTCTTCAGCCTTAGTATATCCGCAGAGAACTCATCCTCTAGTTGCTCTTGCATGCGCTTGTCATATGCGCTAGTATCCTTCTTAGGTCGACCAGCCCCGGCCTTATCCCAGCCTTTATCGGCTAAGTATTTTTGAGCTTGGAACCCACCGTCTTCATCTAATGCACTTTCTATAATAGCCCGCAATCCAGCAGACCTAAGCTTAAGTTCCAATTCATTACGCCACTCATCTATATACTTACGTATTTGTTTATTATTACACATACGTTGCCAGTGATTCCAACCTAATAGATAAGTAACTGCAAAATCATACTCAGTTACATCTTCATGCTCTAGGTATAGACGCTTAAGGGAGAGATATACTCTACCCTTATACTTGTAATCCTCATCTTTTAGGGTATAGAAGGCTTTATCTGTATAACCTATCTCAAGGAATAATCCTTGTGTTATAGGTCTTCCACCAATATCTTTAAATTTAGTTTTATCTATCTTCATTTAAATTCCAAAAATCTTATCTATCATAAATATTTCAAATTAAAAGTATCTACCTCTAGCAATCATTTTTGCTGTTCTGGTTGCGGCTGTTTGTGATGTAATAGCCGTCAAAAAGAATAGTGTGCTAGTGGTACCGGTGGATGATTCGCTGGCGGAAAATGCAGTAGCGCCTGTTGGAAGTATACTAAGACCAGGGGGGATAGCTGTAAATGCCGCTGGGAATGTCCATGTTAATCCGCCCGTTCTAAATCCACCTAGGAATGCAGCGTTAATAGCAGTTGATGCAACGGTAAAATCAAATGTACAAATCATGATGCCAGATGGCAGTTTCTCGAAATGACCATTGGAATTATCACCTTCTTCATATGGCAATTCAAAAGTCGTAGCTGGTAATGTAGTCCCACTTAATGCTATCCATTCAACAGGATCCACTAATTGGTCGTGAGCGTCTGCTATCACAACGCGTGTTGCATCTCTCCCGCCACTAATTGCTACAAATTGAAATGCTGATGTAAGCAAGCTTAACCCACCAATGTCCGCAAAGTTCCTCAACACCCATTCATTAGGTATATTATTAGTGTCCTGTACTGCATTAAGAATTTGTTTGATATTTGAATTCCCATTCAACTCCAAACCATCAACAACAACCCTATAATTACGGTCAATATTCTGACTTAATGCTGATGCAGTTATTCCCACAACTTCAGTGGCGAGGCCGAGGCCGTGGAATACTGTATTTTTATAGAACTCAATCGTACCACCAACAAGTTCGTGATAGCTTAGTGGAATATCATTACTCCCGTTATGGGAATAAACCGTAGTATGTCTACATGAAGTATTTTCACCTGCTAGTCCAACAGCACCAATAACTATACAATTACTATAATAACTATCAGCAGTATTACCGTGGAAGTCAGCACAATATATTGATGCAGCCTTATCATTTTCAAGACGACTATTTACAATTCTAATATCTCTACATGGTGGATTAGCATCTTCGGCATCTCCGCCCGTGGTGATAGCGTGTCGACCGCCATAAGAATCAACACCGTCTATCAGGACGCTTTGAGAATTTATAATATTGATACCATAGTCATCACCTGATTGGAAATCTTTATAAAATCTACCCCTGATGACATTAGTTTTATACGCCCTATCTAAAGCTAGCGCACCATTACCTGTAGATGTAAGTTCAGCAGAATCTAATCTTAATTCAGAGTATGCAGTGTGTATTGTTCTAAGTGCGAATACTGATGTACCTGAGTTTATAAATTTACCGCCGACACTCCAAACACAAATAGGTGTAACCTTGAAAAGCTTGTCAGTAGAAATGCCAGTGTAATTCGCTTGTAATGGTGTAGTTGATGTTACTATGCTACCAGCTATACTGGCTATCTCGAAAAACTCCCCATCATGATATTCTGGCCTGTGGGATGAGAATGAATTAGCAACGTCGACATCAGCAATAATTAGATCTCTAACCGCAAGACCTGACACAGATGAAAATACTAACGCATCATCACCTTTATTTGCAGCAGCAGTTACATTTCCCTGACTAACCTTAGAACCTTGCACTGTAATAAACGAAGTTGCACTTGTAAAAGTACAGTTTGTACTCAGAAAG